GCGTGATTTTTTCAACATTATTTTATTTAAGTAAATCATTATTAAATCAATGGCTTAGTAAAAAATAATTATCAATTATTTCCCAAATTATTTCCCATGAAACGATTTTGGGAGTTATCCACAGAGTTATCCACAGGTTGCTTTTGTTCTTTATTTAACCTTTTCATTTCTTCTACTTTGTCATGCACATAAGGCACTTGCTCAAGGATAGATTCTAAACTAATAGCACCCATTTCATCTAAAACTTTGAGATTATCAATAATTTCTTTTTCATTCTTCGGTTTACTCGGTACAAACACAACAGACAATGTATCAAATTCTTCATCACTAAATTTAATCCCTTTGTACTCTAACATCTTCCGTATCTTCTCAAAGCGTTGTTCAAAACCTTCCTCAAGATACTTAGCATTCAAACTTGCTTTAATATCAGCCAATGAGAACAACATCTGAATAGATACTTCGCTCAAGTTACTTATATCTGTCTTGTTCATTGATACTGCCGGAGTATTACTAATATCTAATAACGCTTGTAATAATGTCTTAAAAATTGTCTCAAAGGCTTTATAATCAAACTTATTGCTCTCAAAAGAGAATGAAGCCCCATCATCTAATACAAGTCCACCACCAACAATATTCTTCGGTATTCCATCACCTTTGAGCATTTGACCGCTAACAACGGGAATACCTGTTATGTATTTGTAATATCCATCAGTAGCCTTACTAATTAAATCCTCAAGGGAATCTAATATACTTATTAAATCATCTAGATCACTTCTACCATAAACATCTGATAACTCATTCTGATTACGATAAGGAATAGGCAAACCGCTTAAATTCGCATATTGTTCCCTTAACCGCAATTCTCCGCCTTTATTATCAAACTTCTGCACTAACTTATCGGTATAAACTACATAAAAGTCAATATAATCTACTGTGTATGCTTGAATAAAAGCAATCATATTATTGTCATAGTCATAAACAGGATATGCTTCTTCTGGATTGATGATCTTACTTTTAATGTTTCGTTGCTCGTCAAAGTAAAGGTACTCATAGCAATCCCCATACTTTACCATCTTGTCTAAAATAGAATGGTCAACCCTATGTAATTTTGCCTTGTCATAAACCTTTTTAAACTCACTAACAACCTTTTCAGAACCCGATAAGGTAACTGGATTCTTTAATAAATAACTGGTTTGAAAGTTTAATATTGTCTTTGCATACTGCAAGCATATCCGTCTAACCTCGTATTCCTTACCATTAAACTCCTCATTCGGTCTTGTCATAATGACGTGTTCACCGCTTAAATACTTCTTTTTGTCAACAATATCTAAGACCCTTTGTTGTTCAGAAACACGATTCACATGCTCGACAAACCAATTGATACGATCATCGTAATTTTCTCTGATATATTGTTGTAAGTCCATGCAATGACCTCCTTATTAAATATGACCTCGCAAAATACGATCCCATATGTCACACATACCATTTTCCCGCTTTTTGTGCCTGAACACTCAATGCAGCACTAATAACTAAGTCATCATGTTTATCATTTCCGCCTTTATTACCCATCTTTTTGTTTTCCTTCTCAACGTATATTTGCATCTGTTCAAGGATTTCTTTTGTATGTATTAAAATAAATCCCTTCTCAAATGATTCTTTATAGTCCTGAATGAGTATTGATTTATTGACTTGTGTTGTTTGCCAACCTAATTGCATTTTCTTTTGCCCTTTTTGGTTAAATACTTTTTGTTTATATAGGTTTAAATATCCATATTCTTTTCTCAACCGTTCAAGTAAAGGAGTACCAACGTTATTTCTTTCAACTGCTAAAAAGGCATAGTTATAAAACTTTCCTAAACTATCAACTATTTTTGCATACTCATATACAGGCACTTTATTATTAAAGAACGTACAAACTTCCTCGCCATCTTGATCTATTAAAGTTAATGTCGAATAGTCACCGCCACCACCAGAAGCAACGTCAACCCCGCCATAATATTTGACATTTGGTTTCGGCAACCGATAAATCATTAAATGCTTACCAATATATTTTCGTAACAATTCAGGTACTTCATTTTCAATTTCCTTTTTAGGAAGGGCAGGCAATATATGATTTAACCGTTCCAATACCTTTGTTTGATTAAAAACATTCTCACCACTACTAATAAACGATTCAAGCGGATTAGATGGATATTCTTGATAAAATTCCTCTAATTCCATGTCCATAAGTTTCCATCTGCGCCACATGATAAAACGCAAATTTTTACATTGTGCATAAATAGGCTTTTCATCTTCTTCTAGGTCTTTAACAGATAACCGTTTACCGTAATATTCCTTATGCCATTTTTCGGCTTGGTCATGTTCTGCTCGGAATTGATCTTTATATAAATCATGAGTGAATGAAATAAACATGGCTTTATACTTTGAATTGCCTTTATAAGCCGACATAAATAGACGATAGTATAGATTTCCGATACCGTTAGAAGTCGTTTCAATAGTTAACCTAGAACCATCGCCTTTTAATAAAGATTGTTCAGCGGACAATAATTGTTTTTCCTGGTTAGAATAAAAGGCAAACTCCGACAAGTGAATCATAGAGTATGAAGAACCTCGCCCAATGTCCTTGTTTCCGGCAACAATACAGGTTATTCTTGAACCGTTCTCAAGTAATAATTCATCTCGGTTATCCCGTTTTGTTTCCGGAAATAAATCGGGGTAATCATCTCTCGGTAACCATTGATTCATTGACTTTAATTTCTCAAATAAGGCTTTACTAGAATCCTGCTTATAAGAAACAATCAATATATTTTCGTTCTCATTTGTAATAGCCCGATACAATGCTTTTGCAAGGACATAGGTACTTATACCGCCTTGACGTGCTTTTGAAACGATCACAAACTTATTTTTGTCGATTAAATTATTTAATTCTACCTGGGCTTGGTTTAGTTTTAATTTTACTTTTTCATTGTTATTGTCAATGATATAAATAAAATTCTTTGCGAATAACTCAAAATCACCCATGATACGCTTTAACTTTTGCTTTTTCGTTAATGCCATTCATAGACCCCCTTTCAAACAAAAAAGGAGTGCCACTCGGACACTCCTTATAACTCAAGGTCATCATCATCTTCAATTTCTTCTTCCTTCAATTGATTAAACGATTTAATGGCTTGTTTTTTATGTTGGTCAATTTCTTTGTGCAATTGCAACATCAATTTTACCGCCTTCTCATCGCCTTTAAGGGCTTTATCTTTGACGGCATTATACATCTGAATTAAATCTTCTGCGGTTTTTCCTGCTAAATATAAAGCCACAAGGTTTTTATATTCTTCCGTCCGTTCCCATTTTTTAAATCCATAAATAGTTTTTCTATTGGTACTTCTTAATACCGTATCTAATGACCTTTGTTGACCATCAAACTGTAGTTCCGGAAATTTATATTTAAACCATGTTTGTTTTATCGTATCAAGTTTCGCAAGTGCTTCATGAATGTCCATTTTTTATCACTTTCCTTTTTTTGCTTTTTTAACTCATATATTTCTCTTTGCTTTTTTATTTCCTCACAAATTTCCTTAGAACGCTCAAGTTCTTTTGCTAATTTGTTTAAGGATTCATTGTATTTCTCGTTCGATTTCTTCCATTCTGCAATAATTTGTTTAAATTCATCGTTCATAGCCTTAATCTCGTTTACTTCTTCTTTTACATTGATTTTGATTGACATTTGACATTACCCCTTTTAGATTATTTTTTAGAATATAAAAAGGGAGTCGTAAAGTACGACACCCTTAATAACTGGATTAAGTAATTTGTACAAATTTGCACTTAATACATTATTTATTGTATTGCTTTGTACAAAATGACCTATAATACATTATTTATTTATTGGGGTGGTGTAATTAGCAATCAGTACAAACTAATAAACCACACCAATGTATCAAACATTAACAATACTTTCATACTGTCTTCTCGGTAAAATGATTTTTAATTCGTATGTATCAAACAACGACATCACACATTCATTAAATGAATCGGAATAATGCAAGTCGTCACAAACAATTGAAAAACGTTTTGTATCTGAAACAGATTTAATATTCATTTTGTACTTATTTGGTTTTTTCTTATATGTACCTTTTTGTGTTCTATTGTGTTCAACAATATCTATAATTCCTGTTTCGGTGAGTTTTGGAATAATTCTTCTAACAGTCTTTTCACCTAATCCACTTGCTTCGGCCATTTGATTGTATGTCATATAAAAAACGCCATTTTTCATGGCAAACCTTTTACTATGTATCAACAAACAGTAGGCAAGCACTTTTTCATTTTTGCTTTTTAATTTCATGATCTGTTTCATTTCTTCATATGTAACCGACAATTCTTTTTGTTTAACCGTCAATTGTATGTCGTTTTCATAAACGTAATTATGTATATGTTCAATTTCTTTTAAGCAATCTTCCCATTTTGTTGTGTATGTACTTTTATCTTGATTCGCCATCCATTCAATCAATAATTCTTTGCATTCCGCCTTATCAATCCCTTGATAACGGAAATACTTTGCTAATTTGAATAAAGCGTTATTTCTCGTTCCGGTTTGTTTCAAACCCTCAAACAATAATT